TCTGATGCACTTATGATGGTCCAGTTTGACCCACACAAAAGAGCATACAGAAAACAAAAGTTTATTATGGACCAAGTGATTACAGTAACTTCAACTGTAGATAAACAACTTCCTGGACAACAAGGATTGCCTGCAGCAAAAGAAGAACTGCCACCAGTGGAACTTCAGCAGCAGGTATGGCTTCCTGAAGGACAAGGAATTCCAGTTAATATAAAATGACGAGGATTTAATTTAAATAAATACTTAAAAATCTCCAAGACAAATGGCAGTTGCAGAAATAACAAATATGGTCATTGAGAAAGGAACTTACTTTGAATCGACCTTTAATCTTTTTGATTCTGATCAATCTGCTTCAATTTTAACTGGATTAACCACAACTTATGCAAGAATTCGTAAGCATTCAACTGCAACTTCTTACGAAGAATTTGGTAAGACTATTACTGTGGGGACAGGTACAATAAAACTTACTTTGACATCAGATCAAACATCAAATCTTTCTGCAGGTAGAAATTATTTTGATGTTATTTTAACATTAAATGGTAAAAAAACTAAAGTTATTAAAGGAACTGCCATGGTATATGAGAGTGTATCGGCATGACTTATAAAGTTACTTTTTTACAGGGAAATAGTTACTCAGTTAGGTTTTCAAAACCCTCTGGTTATAATGTAAACCAATCATATACACTTGAAATTATGCCGCAAAATCTAAACGAATTATCAGACGTAGAAATTAGTGGTACTAATGATCAATATGTCTTAATGTATGATGCGGCATCTGGAAAATGGAAAGATGTAAATCCAGATACGGTTCTTAATGCAGCTGCTGCAACTGAAACTACTCAACCAGGACTTGTTGGTTATGCAACTGCATTCCTAGATCGCGTAGATACTGACCTTGATGATCGTATTGATCTTGATGCAGGCGGATTTTAATCTCAATTCTAAATAACAACAATCTTATTGTAACCAAAGATGGCGTTTCAAATTAATGGCGTAACAGTTATGGATGATTCTGCCCGTATAGTAAATATGGGAGAACTTGTAAATGCAGTAGGAAATACGGGAACTGCAGCAACAATAAATTTAGCAAATGGAAACTTTGTTACGGCAACTTTAACAGGTAACTGCACTTTTACTTTTTCTAATCCTTCTTCGGGTGCAGCATCTTTTACTTTGTTTTTGACCAATGATGCAACAGCAGGTAGATCAATTACTTGGCCTGCATCTGTTAAGTGGCCTAATGCAACAATTCCCACAAGAACTACAACAGCAAATAGAACTGATCTTTGGACATTTTTTACCACTGATGGGGGAACTAATTGGTATGGAAGTTTAACTCTATATAACTATAGTTGATTTTAAATTGAAATATGATATCTCAATATAATAACTTTATTGGAATGTATCAAGATGTTTATCCTGATGGATTTTGTAATCATCTAATTAATGAATTTGAGAGGTTGCTACAATCGGGAGTTTGTAATAATAGGCAGGCAGCAGAGAATACAACCAAGACAAGAAAAGAAGACTTTCATTATTTTATGAATCTAAGGAGCAATCCAATGTCTCCTTTTAATGATATTTGTGTGAATGAAATATTCATCACAGGATTGCAAAATTGTTTTGATGATTATGTTGATGAATTTGATATCTTAAAAGATTATGATTTGAGATGCACTACATTGAAAATGCAAAAGACAGAACCGGGTGCTGGGTATCATGTATGGCACGCTGAACAAGGTTCTGATGCAGATGCTTCAAGATGTTTAGTTTATAGTGCTTACCTTAATACTATTGAGGAAGCTGGAGAAACGGAGTTTTTATATCAAAAACTAAGAGTTGCTCCTAAAGAAAATACAGTAGTTATTTGGCCAGCAGCATTTACACATACACATAGAGGTAATGTAGTTCACGGAGATAAATCTAAATACATTATAACTGGTTGGTTTTATATAGAATAAAATCTATGTTTAATAGAAAGATTAGACGAGGAGGAATGGAAGCAGCGGGAAGTGTTACATTTAATGCTCCCGGAACTTGGACTAGTCCTGCTCGCATACTTAGAGTCGATCTTCAGGGGAGAGGTGGAACTGGATCCGCAGGAAATCCAGGAACTGCTGGAAGTGGAAACCCTGGAAATAATGCTTCTTTAGGAAATGTTATTAATAATGGAAACCCTGGAAACGCTGGAAATCCTGGACGCCCAGGTGGTGGTGGAGGGGGGGGAGGTTCTGCCGCACCTAACCAGCGTGTGCCCCCAGGAGGACCATTTACATATAACATTGCTAATGGAAATGCTGGACAATCGGGGCCCGCCCCTGCAGGTGCAGGAGGAGGTGGTTCGACTGGTGGAGCTGGCACTGCCGGACAAGATGGTTCTAGTGGAACTCAAGGAAATTCTGGAACAGCGGGGCAAGTTAATTCCACATTTAATGGAAACCCAGGATTCTCTAATTCTGGAAACCCTGGAAATGCTGGAGCAACAGGACAAGCATCAACTGCACTTGGAGTTACTTTTCCTGGTGGCGTCGGTGGTAATGGTGGAACTGGAAACTCGGGAACTGCCGGCAATGGTGGAACTGGAAATCCAGCAACTCCGGGACTTGCTGGAAATTTTGGATCTGGTGGAGGTAAAGGTGGTGGCGGCGGAGGGGGAAGTCCCGGTGTGGGAGCTCCTGCTCCTGGTGGTGCTGGTGGTGTTGGTGGGACTGGTGGTGGTGCTTCTGGAAATGCGGGAGGGAATGGACCGTTCCGTCCCGGAACAGCACACCCAACTAATGTTTCAGTTACTGGGGGAGCGGGAGGTACTGGTGCCGCTTCAGGTGGTTCTGGTGGAAGTTCTTCAAGTAATAGACCTGCTCCGTCCCCATTAGCAGCTGGTCTTATTGCCGCTGGTGGCGGAGGTGGAGGTGCAGGATTTGGGGGTGCTGGAGCAGCTGGTGGACCTGGTGGAACTTCATTTGCTGGCAATTTTATTACATTTGCAAATCCTGGCAGTCCTGGAAATGTTAATGCTGGAAACCCGGGAAGTGCTGCAAATACAAACTCTTCACCTGGTGTTGTAGTTTCACCTCAAACGGCATATCCTATCACCGTTGCTCCTGGAGGATTTGTAACAATTACCTGGAATACTCAATAATAAATAATAGAAAAATTGGAGATTTATTATGACATCCAAGAAAATATCAGAAACAAGACAAAAAATTCATGAAATATATGAAGAAAATGAATATGCAAGTCTTAAGCAAAATCAAAGCAGAGCAAGAGCTTTAACAATAGGAAATACTACGGGTGGTATTATAGAAGTTAGTATGAGGGGAGATTTTTCACATCTCTGGTACTCACTACATCCAGTAGAAGCTGTAGAAATTATAGAACAACTGGCAGCAGCTGCCGGTCTTCAAGTTGCAATGAGACCAAAACAAGACTTTACTTCCTGGAGATCTTGGGACACTACAATTCCTGGATGTACTCATTGGGTAGGTGCTGCTCCCTGGCAATTATCTGATGAACAAAGGGAATATCTAACTGAAGTAAGAGCAAAAAATGTACAAGCAATTGAAGAGTCAAAAAAAGTAGAGGCACTAGAAGAAGCAAAGAATGAACCTGAATGAACTGTATGTTCTAGTTGATAATGAAAAAAATATCATTATAGATAAGGTTCAAGAACTTCCAGAAGACTGGAATAATATTTCTGGATTAAAATCTATTCCAAAATATAAATTAAAAAATCTAGATTGGAGTGGAAACAAAAATCTAGGGTGGATAGACATAAAATCAAATGATATAAAAAAATATTCCTTATCAGAAGAAACCTTAGAATTAAATAAGAATCAACTCAAAAGTCTTATATCAAAGGCAAGAAAAGAAAAACAATCTGAATATATAAGATACAATCAAGCAGAAATTAAAACTGATTTGAAAACCAGATGTTCGTTGCTTTTATTAATAAACTCAAACTTAGAGAATGATATAAATTTTAAATGTCTAAATGGATATTTTTCTTTTGATCAAGAACAACTAGAAGATATCTTAGATAAAATTAACTCACATATTCAAAAATACTTTGATATTGAAAAAAATATTTTTGATCAAATAGACAAATGTGATACTATACAAGATTTTGTGAATATAAATTGTGACTTTTAAATATGAATGAAGTAATAACCAAAATCAAAGATCCTTTTCCATACCTAAAGATTGAAAATTTATATACAGAAGAAGAACTGGAATTGATTGGGGATGAATTAATTTTTCTAAATCATAAGTGCAAACTTGAAGATCCGGAAGACACAGGAAGTGCTAAAGATTCTTCTGATAATCTATTAAAAGAAAATAAAGGTTTATTTTTAGATGATCTTTATAAGAGAAGAGAAATATCAAATATTTTATCTGTTAATAGAAAACTTTTTAACAAAGAATATCTGGAAGCATATGCAAGTTTGAGTTTTGGTTATAAGTCAATTCTAGAATGCAATTGTGATGCAACTCTTATAAGTTATTATGAAAATGGTGGATATTATAAACCACATAGAGATACTGCCGTACATACTGCATTGACTTGGTTTTTTGAAACTCCAAAAAAGTTTGAGGGTGGAGATTTGTTTTTCCCAGAATATAATGAAAAAATAGAGATTCAACAAAATATGACAATAATTTTTCCGTCTTTTGTTCTTCACTCAGTGGAAGAAGTCAAAATGAATGAAGATCTTAATTATGGATTTGGTCGTTATTGTATGTCCCAATTTATAACACTTAAGTAATAAAATAAATAATCCAAACCATAAAAATAAAATGGAAGAAGTATTAAAAGGTTTTGCTATTTTGAATGGAGATAGTATCGTTGTAAACAAAATCGGTTATATAAGTGAAAGTGATATAATTGGATATCTAGGTAAGCGTGACGAAGAGCCATATACATCATTAGATCAAGTAATTTTATCTGGGTATGACAACACTCATACATATATGGTATATTCTACAGATACCAGCATCACAAACAATCAACCGGGAATGGGATACAAGTATAATGAATCTCTAAATGCTTTTATCCCACCTCGTCAAAATGATACTTATATTTTAAATACGGAAACCTTTGAGTGGGAACCAGACCCAAATCTTGAGTATGATTTATATGCAGATGGCATAAAGTATAAATGGCAGAATGGGTGGTCTAAAGTTTCTATCTAAATATCTTTTTTTTTAATATTCTAAATACTATTATAATCAAATAGTAGTAAGAAGATGCCTGCACCAGTACTTCAGTTTAAGAGGGGTAATGCAGGAGTCGCAGGAACAGTACCAGCACTCCGTCCAGGTGAACCAGCAATTTCGTTAAACAATTTTGATTTCTTTATTGGCATTGATACCTCAGTAGCAAATAATAAATTCTTCGGTTCCCACCGTTACTGGGGAAGGGAGGATGGAACTAACTCTCTTAGACTGAAGTTAGTTGACAAGGATGGAAGCAATTATGTTGCAATCAAAGCACCAGATACTCTTGCTGGTATTGTAACTTATAGACTTCCTGGAACTCAAGGAGCAACATCGTCCGTTCTTACTAATGATGGAAGTGGTAACTTAACCTGGGCAAGTGGTTCTGCAAACCCAGTTTTCTCGGGTATTGCAACTTTTACTGATACAACTGATAATACTCTTGGAAATCCTGATACTGGCGCCGTTCAAATTGACGGTGGTCTTGGTATTAATAAGAATGTAACCATTGGTGCAGGTCTTTCTGTTACTGGTCAATCATACTTTATTGGAACTGCTACTTTTTATGGTGGTACAATTAATCTTGGTGATAGCGATACTGATGATATTGTAGTCGCTGGTGAGTTTAAATCAAGTCTTATTCCAAGTGATGATGCCTCTTATGATATTGGTAATGGTGCAGCATCAAAGAGATGGAGAAATGCTTCATTCTCTGGAATTGGTACATTTTCAACAGGTTTAGTTGCTGATAGTGTAAGACTTGGAATTAGTGGAAACGGAGTTGTTGACACTACTTCAGGTCCTCTATATCTTGATTCTGCGTCTGGAAATACAATTATCAATGATCACTTAGATGTTCTTGGTGATTTGGATGTAACAGGAAATGTTTTCATTGGTGGAACGGCTATTACTTTACGTGGTGAAGATGTATATATTGAAAATAAAGATATTGTTCTTGGATATACCACATCAGTAACTCCAAATGATGATACTGCAAACCACGCAGGTGTTGCAATCGCATCAACAGTCGGAAGTCCCTTAACTTCATTTACTGCTTCTGGAATTAACACACTTCCAGATACCTATAAGCAGTTAATGTGGTTCAAGACTGGAACTCTTGGATTTGCAACTGATGCATTTGCTTTTAACTATGGTGTTGCAATTGGAACCACAACAATGGCGAATGGAGTTCGCCTTGCTGTTGGCACTGGTGTTACCGTTAGTGATACTTCGGTCAGCGCAACAAACTTCTATGGAGCATTATCTGGTAATGCTTCATCCGCAGACCAAGTTAAGACTGTTACTGCATCAAATAATAACGCAACTTATCACATCACTTTTGTTGATGCAAACAATGGTTCTGCAACCAATGAGACCGTCTATACTGATGATGGTATCTACTACAACCCTGGCACTAATACACTTACTACACAAAATGCATTATTCACAAATAATGTAGAAGTTCAAGGTACAATCACTGGTACAGCAACAACTGCTACTAGAGCAAATAGTGTTGATGTTGTAGGTGTAGCGACTAATCAAAACTATTACATTACTCTTGTTGATAGTTCAGGAAATGCTAAATCAGTCGGTGTAGATTCCGAACTTCTTTATAATCCAAATACTAATACTCTTACTGTTGGTACTGGCGTAGGTATTACTCAGTTCTCATCATCAGTATCTACGGGATCTTCAACTTCTTCTGTTCCCACTTCATCTGCAATTATTGATTATGTTAAATTTGAAATGGCAGCGATGGATCTTGAACTTGGATTAAATGCTGATACGGGTGGTCCAAGCACTGTCGGTACTTCACAAACTCTAACGATTAGTGGAACTGCAAGTGAAGTAGAAACCTCTGTATCAGGTCAAACAGTTACCGTTGGACTTCCTGATGCAGTTGTTGTTGGAACTTCCTTAAGTGCTCCAACTTTAAGAACAGGAACTATCCAGTCATCAAATACTGGTGCAACTGCAATTACCATTGCTGCAAATGATGTTACGATTGCTGATGACTTAACCGTTCAAGGTAATCTTTACGTTAATGGTAACACCACTCAAGTTAACACCACTGCAATCACAGTAGAAGATCGCACGATTGAACTTGGTGTTGTTGATGGTTCTGCTCCTTCTTCATCAACTACCTGGGACCTTGGAGTTCTATTCAACTATTATGATGGATCTGCGAAGAAGTCAGCAGTTGTATGGGAGCACGGTGATGGAAGATTTAAGTTAGCAAGTGTTCTTTCTGCTGATACGAACGGAACAAACAATAGCACTCCACAACTCACAGTTACTACATTTGCACCTATTGAAGTTTCTGAACTGTGGATTAATAACTCCTGTACAGGTGGTGCATCACAAGTGATTGCTTGTTCAGGTGCCGAATTAGTTCTTCAAAATATCACTGTGGACGCTGGAACATTTTGATAACTAAATTATAAGTTCTAAATAAGAGGAGTTTATCTCCTCTTTTTTTATGTCTGAAGATGATTTAAAAGCGGTTCTTGCAAAATATCAACAAAAAGCATTTGAACTTTATAATACCAATATTGTATTAGAAACTCAAGTGGAAAAATTAAATGCAAATGTGAGTGCTTTAAGTGCAGAACTTGAAAAGTTACGAAAACCAAAAAGAGGAACAAAGTTGGAAGAAGACTTCCAATAAATAATAAAAACTCTTATATAAGAGTTTCTACGGTTCCTACCACCGATGAGGTTGAATGAATACTAATCCGATCATTCGCGTAAAGAGATCTCTTGTTCAGGGAAAAGTGCCTACTGTTGAACAGTTGGGTCTTGGAGAGATAGCTATTAATCATTATGATGGAAAAGTATTCATTCGTCAAGATACTCTTGGTGTAGGAATTGGAACTACTGTAGTCCAAATTGGCGCTCAAGGTATTCAGGGTATTCAAGGACCTCAAGGGCATAATGGTGTTCAAGGACATACTGGCGCAGGAACTCAAGGAATCCAGGGTATTCAAGGTATTCAAGGTGTTCAGGGAAATCTAGGCACTCAAGGAACTCAAGGTATCCAAGGCAGTGAAGGAATTGGTTTTTCTAGACAGGAAACTAATTTTGTAGCAACTTCAGGACAAACAACATTTACAGTAAATTATGTTGTTGGATATGTTGATGTTTATTTGAATGGTGTGCGATTAAGTGATGATGAGTACACTGCGACAAATGGAACTAGTATTGTCCTTAATGTTGGTGCTAGTAATGGAGATGTTGTTGATGTAATTTCATTTGAATCTGCAGGTCCTCAAGGTATTCAAGGTGTTCAAGGAACCACAGGTATTCAGGGAAATCTAGGTACTCAAGGAACTCAAGGAATCCAGGGTATTCAAGGTGTTCAAGGTTTAGAAGGAATTCAAGGAACACAAGGTATTCAAGGATTACAAGGATTACAGGGTACTCAAGGTATTCAAGGTATTCAAGGAAATACGGGAATTCAAGGTCGCGAAGGTAGTTTTGGTGGAGCAGCATTTGATTATACATTTGATACTACAATCACAAATAGTGATCCAGGACAAGGAAAATTAAGATTTAATCAATCTGGAATTAGCACAGCAAATTATCTTTATATTCACAATGATGATGATAACTTTGTAGACATTACAAGTTTCCTCCAAACAATTGATGATTCAACATCAGCAATCAAAGGACATTTTACTGTTGCCGAAAAAGGAAACACTGCTAACTTTACTCTATTTTCTATTGTAGGATTACATACAGAATATACAAATTATTTTGCAGTTCCAGTATCTTATAGTTCTGGTGTAAGCACTTCATTTACCAATAATTTGGATGTTATTATTACATTTGCTCGTACTGGTGATGTTGGAGACACTGGTGCTCAAGGAACTCAAGGTGTTCAAGGACCTCAAGGAACACAAGGTATTCAAGGAACACAAGGCATTCAAGGAACTCAAGGAACTCAGGGTGTTCAAGGTTTAGAAGGAACTCAAGGAACACAAGGCATTCAAGGACCTCAAGGAACTCAAGGTGTTCAAGGTTTAGAAGGACCTCAAGGAACACAAGGCATTCAAGGAACTCAAGGAACTCAGGGTGTTCAAGGTTTAGAAGGAATTCAAGGAACTCAAGGAATCCAGGGTATTCAAGGTGTTCAAGGTTTAGAAGGAATTCAAGGAACACAAGGTATTCAAGGAACTCAAGGAACACAAGGTGTTCAAGGAACTCAAGGAACACAGGGTGTTCAAGGAACTACAGGAACTCAGGGAACGCAAGGCATTCAAGGAATTCAAGGACCTCAAGGTGTTCAAGGAACACAGGGTGTTCAAGGTCCTAGAGCAATTAATGGATCATTAAATTACTCCCAAACTCTTGGATCAAAAGTAACTGTATCTTCTTTCCCAGTCGGTATTGTTACAACTACTATTACAACTAATGGAAATCCAGTTCAGGTTACTGTAACTGGCGATGCGGAAAACTTAGGCGCCGGCGCTTGGGGTCGTATTCAACTATACAGAGATTCAACTCCAATTGGAAATGATGTTCAATTTGAAGGTTCTGCTGGAAGTGAAAACTCCCCATATGCAATTTCTGTAATTGATACTCCTGCTGCTGGAACATATTCATATAATTTAAAAGTTACATTTTTGGCTGGAGCTAATTTTAACTTTGGTGAAAATACTGGTCCAGTCATTTATGCTTATGAACTTGCTAATGTAGTTGGATCTCAGGGTGTTCAAGGAACTCAAGGAACCCAAGGAATACAAGGCACTCAAGGATTACAAGGATTGCAGGGTACTCAAGGTGTTCAAGGTGTTCAAGGATTACAAGGATTGCAGGGTACTCAAGGTGTTCAAGGTGTTCAAGGACTTGATGGTCTTTTTGCTGCACAGGGAATTCAAGGTATACAGGGTATAACTGGCACGACTGGTGGAGTTCCTTACATATTCAGCACAACCACTACAGATAGTGATCCTGGTAATGGAACTATAAGATATAATAGCGGAACAATTGGATCAGTAAGTTTCATTTATATTGATATTAATGATTTAAATTCGGATCCACAAACAACTTGGTATGACACTTGGGATGATTCAACTGGTTCTCCTAAAGGTTACTTAACTGTTCAAAGTGGAGACACAACTATAAATGTCTGGAGTATTACTGGAGCAGTTACAGTTGCTTCTGGATATTATAAAATTCCAGTTGCTCATATATCTGGGTCTTTACCTACAAATGGTGCCCCCCTTGCGGTTGAATTTTCAAGAACAGGTGATGCGGGCCCTTCAACAACAATTAATGCTACTGATGATACTTCAACCACAACGTTGTATCCAGTTATGGTTGGAGCAACTGGAAGCAATCAAACAGCAAAGGGAGCAAGTACAAGAAACTTTGTTTATAATGCATTAACCGGTAGTCTTGGAATAGCAACCGCAAGTCCACAGTATACTCTTGATGTTAATGGTGACATTAACTTTACGGGAACTTTTAGGCAGAACGGAACTCAGTTTGTTGCTTCTAGATGGACTGCAGGAACTGGTAATGACATTTATAGACTCAATGGAAATGTTGGTATAGGAATCACAAATCCATCAGGACAACTCCATATCTCTTCTGGAACTTCCGGAGATTGTAGAGTTTATATTGAGGCAGATACTGATAATAATAATGAGGGAGACAATTCATATATCATCTTTAAAAATGATGGAGGAGTAGAAAATGGTTCTGTTTGGTGTGGTAATTCAGATGGAACTAATGATAATAGTTTAAATTTTTCAAACTCAACAAGCGTTAATGGTGGTATTAGATTCTTTACTAATACAGTTGATGGTGGATGGGAAAGTGCTCCGGAAAGGATGCGAATTTCTCCACAGGGTAATCTTGGTATAGGAATAACAAATCCATCATCAAAACTGGATGTGGTTGGTAGTGCTAATATTACTGGTATTGCAACAGCAGGAACATTAGTAGCATCAAAAGGTATAGATCCAAATATTAATACTTCATATTCAAACTCCACATTTGGTAATGGTTGGATTCTTACTGCCCCTGTATCTACAACATACTATAAAATAGCAACACTTCCAGTATCAAGTAATGGCACATATGACCATTTAATGATTGAAGGTGTAATGGGTGGATGGACCAAGGACACAATGACTCCATTCAAAATGACTTTCTCCAACAGAGAAGGTTTTGATTATAAGTATGAGTCGTATGGTTCAGTAAGAAATGATGCAAGAATTATTGGTATTTCTACAAATAATACCACGGAAATTTGGGCACAACACACTGCTACAGCATATACAAAACTTGTTTATAATATTACAAATAGTGCTCAAGTATCTATTGTTACTAATCCAACATCAACAACAACAGCACCAGTAGGAACAACAGTATTTGATAGTTCTTCTGCAACTTATACTCCAAGATTTATTATCAATGAAAGTGATAATGTTGGCATAGGAACTAATAATCCATCAACAAAACTCCAAGTCAACGGAACAATCACCTGTACTGATTTAAACTCAACTTCTGATGTTAACCTCAAAGATAATATCCAAACCTTTGAAAATGCATTAGATACTATTCAAGAAATTCGTGGTGTAAGATTTGATTGGAAAGAAAATCAAAAACCATCAGTTGGTGTTGTAGCACAAGAAGTTGAAAAAGTTCTTCCAGAACTTGTTGCAGATACTGAAACCAAATCTGTTAATTATAATGGTCTAATTGGTGTTATGATTGAAGCAATTAAGGAGCAACAAGAGCAAATAAATACTCTCAGGGAAGAAATCCGATCACTTAAAAAATAATAATTTGTTATTTTCAATATGAATTTTGTAAAACTTGCACTAGATAATGGTGGAAAAATAAAACCATTACTGATTAATTCACAAGACCTTTCGGGACCATCACTCACGAATCCTTCAGTGATGGTTTTAGATGGTAAAATAATCGTCAATATTCGCAATGTCAATTACACCTTATATCACTCAGAACTAAATCGTTTTGAGCATATGTGGGGTCCTTTGTCGTATATTCATCCAGAAAATGATATGCGTCTAAGGACAACCAATTACATTACAGAACTTGATGAAAACTTAGATACTGTTTATTATACAAAAATAGACACATCACAGTTTGATACTTATGAACCTCAATGGGAATTTGTTGGACTAGAAGATGTTCGTCTCATTCAATGGGAAAATAAAATTTATGGAATCGGTGTAAGAAGAGATTTAGATACCAAAGGTACTGGAAGAATGGAACTTTCAGAACTTGAGTTTGATGATACTCAAGTCAAAGAAGTTTCAAGATATCGTATTCCAGGTCCTCCGCCAGACAATGAGTACTGTATGAAAAACTGTACTCCTATCGAAGGAAGACCATTTCATCTTTTGAAGTGGTCCAACCCAACTGCATTGATGAAGTTTAATCCTAACGGACAACCAACAGAAGTATTTGAGACAACAGAATATACTCCAATGAAAAATGATATGAGAGGTGGTTCTCAGGTCATTGAATGGAATGGTGGATATCTAACACTGGTTCACGAAACGGAATTATATAAATCAGAGCAAGGAAATAAGAACGCAACATATAGACATAGATTTATCTACTGGGATAAGGACTTTAAGAATCAAAAGTTCTCAAAGTTATTCTCATTTTTGAATATGAAAATTGAATTCTGTTGTGGATTAGCAAAGTATAATAATGACTTCTTATTCACTTTTGGGGCACAAGATAACGCAGCATATATTCTTCAAGTATCACAATCTTTCGTAGAGGACTTTATCAATGAATGAACTGATTGAATTTTCTTTAGACACAGAAAACGCAGGGAAAAATTATGTTCTTGCAAGATGGTATGAGAATCAGGGACATAATGCACCAGCACATACTTATTACTTAAGAGCAGCAGAAAGAGCAGAAGATAATAATCTTGCATATCAAGCACTTATTCGTGCATCATTTTGTCATAATAATCAAGGTTCGAGAGAAGGTACTGAAAAGATTCTTTTAGAAAATGCTCTTACACTTTTACCAGAAAGACCAGAAGCATATTATTTCTTATCACTACTGTATGAAAGAAAGCAAGAACGACAAAATGCATATATCTATCCACATCTAGGATTAAATCATTATCGTGATGATTTTGAAACTCTTGATATTCCAGAGTTTCAAGGAAAGTATTTACTAATCTTCCAAAAAGCAGTTGCTGCTTGGTGGTGGGGAAAGGGAATGGAATGTAGAGAATTGCTCCATTCTCTTGTTGATGAATACTGGAATGAAATGGATGAAACTCATAAGGTTTCTGTAGAAAATAATATTACTCGTCTTGGTTCTGGTCCAGAGTCTCAAGCATTTCATACTTATGAGAAAGAAGAACATTCAAAGTTAAGATTTAAGTTTAATGATTCACATTTAATTGAAAGAAACTATTCTCAAATTTATCAGGATATGTTTATCCTTTCTATGTTGAATGGTAAGAAGAATGGAACTTTCTTAGAAATAGGAGGTGCTGAACCATTTAAAGGAAATAATACTGCACTACTTGAGAAAAATTATAATTGGACTGGAATATCCATTGAATATGATGCAAAGTTTATTGAAAATTATAGAAAACATAGAAAAGCAAACTTACTTCACGACAATGCTTTGACGATTGATTATGAAAAACTTTTGAATGAAAACTTTGAAGGAAATGTGATTGATTATCTTCAATTGGATATTGAACCAGCAAGAAATACCTATGAGTGTATGTTAAGAATACCTTTTGATGAGTATAAGTTTGCTGTGATTACTTACGAACACGATTATTATGTTGATGTTACTCGGTCTTATAGAGAAAAATCAAGAAAGTTCCTAAAGAGTAAAGGATATAAATTAGTTGTTAATGACTTATCTCCTGATGGTAAATCAAACTTTGAAGACTGGTGGGTGCATCCAGATTTAGTAGATAAAACGATTATTAAACAAATGAAATCCATTATTGAAGGAATTAATCACGCGAAAAAATACATCTTAAGTTCCAACGGATAAATAAAAAATAAGAAGAGTATTGTTGTAAATGGGAAAATCACGACAATCGGCAGATTTAGTTAGTGATAATAATATTTTTGTAGATATTTCTAATGATAGAGTTGGTATAGGAACCACAAATCCACAGTATGATCTGGATGTTGTTGGTTCTTTGGGAGTTAGTGGTATAGTAACTGCTACAAGTTTCTATGGAGATGGTAGATATCTCCAGAACATTTTATCTGGTGTTGGTGTTGCTACCGCAGGAGGAACCGTAGGAACTGGAGCAACTGTCTTAGATTTTCGTGGTCCTGGTATCTCTACAGTTACTGTTTCTGCTGGTATTGCTACCATTAATATCACTGGTGGTGGCGGTGGTGGAGCAGTTAGTATTGGAACCATTGCTCCTCTATCACCAAGCAATGGAGACTTATGGTATAGTCCTGATTATGGTAGAACTTTTGTTTGGTATGATGAGGTTACATTAGGTATTGGAAGCACTGCTGTATGGGTTGACGCAGCTCCATTCAATGTAAATCTATCCCAACTTGATGATTTACAAGTTAATAATTTAGTTGTTGTTGACCATACTGATTTAAATACTCTGAATGTAAGTGGTATTAGTACTTTAGGTAATGTTGTTATTGGAAGTGGATCGACAGATTTAATTGTAGAAGGTGATGCAAGAGTTACTGGTATTCTTACCATTGGTACTTCTAGTATTACCTTGGATGGTATTGTTAACCAAATTAATGTAGGTGTAGGAGTTACACTTCACCATATCAATGGAGTTCAAGTAGGAGGAAATACTCTTCACACTACTGGCGCCACACTTAATCATATTAATGTCTCTGGTATTTCTACAATGTATCAGTTAGACGTTATTAATGATATTAATTTCACTGGTTCTTTATATCAAAATGGAGTCCCCTTTTCTAGTGGAATAAGTGTGGGAAGAGTCTATTTCTCCACAAACTCATAAATAAAATATAAAGTAATAAATTATTATGGCAAACGGAAGATTATCTGCGGTTACTCCAACTGCTAATATAGATACCTTATTATATCAAGTTCCGGCGTCATCGACAGCGAGCGTTACAATCACTGTATGCAATACGAATACTTTATCATCCGGTATTCGCATTTCAATTGAAAACAGTAGCGCAGTAGGAATTGCATCAACCAACTGCATTGAATATAATACAATAATTTCAGCAAACTCTGTGCTTGAAAGAGGTGGAATTGTTTTGGGAAATCAACAAAAATTATTTTGCAATTCATCAATTTCTGGTGTTAACTTTATTGTTTACGGGTACGAAGAATAATGTCTAGGAATTTTATTTTAGATAACATTACATCTACAGTTTTTAATGCTTTTCGTGGTCTTACTTTCTCATTTGAGAATAGACTGATTATTACATCAAATACTACTTTTGAGGTTCCTCCCGGAACTAAAGCAATTAAATTCACTGCGGTAGGTGGAGGACAGGCAGGAGTTGGAACTACTGGTGGTCCTGGTGCTGGTTATTTTGAGAAAACATTTTATCCCCCTTTTGTGGGTGTTACAACAAGTTTCCAATTGACTGTTGGAGCTGCAAATGGTGGAAATACAATTCTTGCAGATAGTGCAGGAACCACAATTGCAACAGCATTTGGAGCAACTGCAATTGGACCAGCAAATCCGGTAGGTGTCGGTGGAACTGCAAGTGGCGGTGATATAAATTCTCAAGGTTCTCCTGGGGGAACAACACCTGGAGTTGGTGGTGCATCAGGTAGTAGTTTTGGTCCAGGACAATATAATCCAACATATGCGGGAAGGTGGGTATATTTCCAAGAAACATTTTTAAATGATAATCTAAAGAACTACTTTACTATTAACTCTATTATTAATGGGGGATCAGGAATATCTACAGGACTTTATGTTCCCGGTACTCCAGGATCTGGTGCTCCTGGTGGTCCTGGTGGATTTGGTGCTCCTGGTGGTAATAGCACCAATGCTGTCGGCGGCCCTGGTGGAATAGGTGGTGCTGGTGGTTCCGGCAGTGGAACTGCTACTCCAGGAGCTGGTGGTCCTGGTGGATTTGGTGCTCCTGGTGGTTCTAGTAGTGCCATAGGTCCTGGTGGTCCTGCTGGCGCTACTGGTCCTTATGGTACTCTTGGCCCCTCGCCCCTGGGCGCCGGCGGTGCTGGTGGTCCTGGTGGTCCTGGTGTTTCTGCTGGTGGATTTGGCGGCGCTGGTGGTGCTGGTGGATTTGGCGGTGCTGGTGGTCCTGGTGGTCCTGGTGGCCCTGGCGGAAATGGTGGTCAAGGTGGTCAAGGTGGTTCTGGTGGTCCTAGTATACCTGGCTCGCCAGGGCGGCGTGGTCCTGGTGGTCCTGGTGGTCGTGGTGGTCCTGGTACTGCTTCTGGTGGTTTTGCTGGTCCTGGTGGTCCTGGTGGATTTGGCGGCGGTGGCGGCCGTGGTGGCCCTGGTGGAATAGGTGGTGCTGGCGGTGCTGGTGGTCAAGGTGGATTTGGTTCTTCCCCTTATACTCCTGGCACCCCTTTTAATGTCGGCGGTCCTGGCGGTCCTGGCGGTCCTGGCGGAAATGGTGGTCCTGGTGGACCTGGCGGATTTGGTGGCGGTGGAGGCGCTAGTAATTTTGGTGGTCCTGGTGGTGCTGGTGGTGCTGGTGGTCCTGGTGGTTCTACTCCTTCTCCTACTGTTTTTGGTACTCCTGGTGGTCCCGGTACTCCTAATACTACTCCCGGTGCTGTTGGTACAGGTGGTCCAGGTGGCCCTGGAGCATTTATCGTAGAATGGACATTATCTACACCTAACAAATAAGGAGCGTAAAAATGTTAAAAATCTACGCAATTATACACAAAGAAACAGACATTGTAGTAAATATCGTCAATGTAGAGCAAGAGCAATTCATTTTTTATAATCAAGAAACCGAATATTATGCTCTTGCTAATCGTGCAGTTGAAATTGGAATGACTTACGATAAAAAGACAGGTAAGTTTCCCGAAGCAGGTGATAAAGGCGAGTTGATAGATTTAAGAGATGAGATTAGTTCTCTGGTTATAAGTCATCAACAAAAAATGTCTGAGAACTCGCATATGACTATAGACCAACTTGTAATCCATACAAATTATATTTCGAGTCTTCAGACAATTTTATCGGCAAATTCTTACATTGATATGAAATCTCAATTTGATGCTCGTCAAACAGAACCTGAGTTTCCTCCTGCTCCTAGAGTAATTAACCAAGATGACTTTAGGTCTACTCTCAAACTAACAGAAAAAATGCTTTGGGACAATCCAGAGACAGGAACACCTCAACAAGCAGCCGCAATCAATACTATTAAAATGGACTTTCCATATTATGAAGTTGCGAGTATGGTTGAAGAACTTGCATTACTTCAGGAAGTTGAATTTTTAACTGCAGATAGAGTAAAAGAAATTAAATTAGAACTTGCATCACCCCACGAAATTGAATCTTTAACTGCAGATGGAATAGAAGAAGTTACATCAGAACCTACATCACCCCAACAAGTTGAATCTTCAAATGTAGATGGAGTAGAAGAAGTTACAACAGAAATTTCATAAACCTTATTTTTCTTTTTTATGATACCTAAAATTATTCATCAAACTGGACCTGACGAACAAAATTGGCATCCAATCTGGAAAGAGTGTTCTGAAAGTTGGAAGAACACCTTTCCAGATTTTCAGTATATGTACTGGACTGATGATGACTTAAGAAATCTTGTTAGGGATGAATATCCAGATTACTTGGAGTTATATGATGGGTTTCCGCATCATATTATGAGAGTTGATTTTGCAAGATTCTGCATTTTACATTCTCATGGTGGAATTTACGCAGATCTTGATGTTTACTGCTATCAGAACTTTTATAATTTACTGAGAAGAGATTTATACATCGTTCAGTCTTGGGAAGATTGGAAAGAAAAAGTTCAAAACTCATTGATGATTTCTACACCAAATCATCAGTTTTGGGAAAAGTGTATGATGTTTTCTTCATTCACTTTTAATAGATTAAATTCTCATCAGTTTTCGTATAAGGATTATATCTTAGAGTGCTGTGGTCCTAAGATGATATCTAGGATATTAGATTCTTCCGTTAAGTTTTTACCAAAAGAAATTTTTAATCCTACCATAGAAAATCAATTTAATTGGGGGAAGAATGACGAAGAAAAATATAAAAATGCCTTGAAAGATTTTAGAAGTTTTGTAGAGGGTGAGAAAAATATTTTCACAAGACACTTTCTAACTGGTACTTGGACTTATTGATTAAATTAAAAATCTGATATATAATACGACTGAATAGATTATAGTGAGGAAAAAAATTTAATATCTTGGCAATATACCATATACTGTGTATGGAGGAGGTGAATATTATGGATGGCACAACGACCTTGGAAATTAATTTTTATGAACTTTATATCATTAACAAGTTTACCTAGAACTGGGTCAACTTTACTTCTTTACATACTAAAGCAGAATTCAAAATTTACAATTGGTCCCGATTCTGAAATCGGACAGTTGTTAAACATTAATAAAGAATTTATTTGCAACAACATAACACATTTTCAATTACCACACGAAACAGTTTCCGACTGTTTCTATAATTTTTGTAGGTCTGGTGTAGATTCCTGGATTAAAACAATTTCAGATCCAGAAACTATTTTCGTAGACAAATCTAGGCACTGGTTAAAAGATTTAGATTATATTTTTAAAGTTTTTCCAAATTTAAAAATAATAATTACAATCAGAGATTTAAGGTCTGTAGTAAATTCATTCGAAAAGATATCGCAAGATTCTTTATTCGTTAATAGATCGGAGTCATTTGGTACATTGCATGAAGATTTGCAGTATCAAAGAGTGGATAATATTTTAAGTTTTGATTACCTTAGAGACGGATTATTTTCTTTAAGGCAACTTATCGATATTCCAAAAAAATATAAAAATCAAATTTTTATTTCTAGATACGAAGACCTTATTGAAGATCCGCAAAATCAACTAAATGAAATTTATGATTTCCTTGAACTTGATAGGTACACACATGATTTTAATCACCTAACTCAAGATTTTTATAATGATAATCCGTATCAACCCTTTGGATGCCATAAAATAAAATCTAAGATAGAAAAATCAAATTCAGAAAATTTCTCACATTTAAGAGAAGACATTCAAGATATGATCTTTAATCATTATCAATGGTACTTTAAGGAATTCTATCCAGAAAAATTATGAATATCTCCAAACTTTATGGGACATTTCCAATTTATTTGATTAAAGATTTCGAACAAGTTGAAGATAGTTTAAGAATTGCTTTAATGGCAGTTGTTTTAGAAAATAAAGTTCGAAATCATAGAGGAAACGGCGGTTCTTTTTTAATTAATGAGGACTATAGAAATTTTTTCAAAAGTCTTTATACTAAATTTTTCGAATGTTCAAAAACTTTATTTGGAAATTTTACTACTTCAGATAACAATGAAAGTTGTTGGTCTTATGTGAGTAACAAATTCGATCATGGTGCAGGATTGATACATAATCATTTAAACACCTCAACAATAAATTCTGTTTATTATTTGAATGTACCACAAACAGCATCCATATTCAATGGGTCAATCTCATTTTTATTGAATGGAACTAGATTTACACATAAACCAAAAAATGGAGACCTATTAATCTTTCCAAATTATCTGGATCATCAAATTAATTTTTTAGATGATGAAGAATATAGAGTTTCTATTAATATGGAAATTAAATGCAAAGAATCTTCGGAAGAATTATTTTCAAAAGTGGATATTTTAAATATTACATAAATACCTAAAAAGATAATGGCTCTTAACTTTCCAGATAGCCCTACACTAAACCAGATATACACTGATACTACTTCAGGATTTTCTTATCAGTGGAATGGAACAGTATGGATAAGTTTTACACCAGCATCTACACGTAATATTAAAACTTTAGATGATATTTCGGGGTCTTTCAATGGTTCTACACAGACCTTTGCCTTAACCTCGGCATCAGGTCCAATAACACCTGCAAATTCACAATCAGTCATTATAAATCTTGGTGGTGTTGTACAAGACCCATCAGATGACTACATAGTTTCTGGTTCTAATATTACCTTCTCCACACCACCAGCAGCAGGTCTTACATTCTCTGGTGTTGTTTTAGGTGTTTCTTTTTCTGGTGGTGTGGGGGACACATATTATCGCCAAGTTTATTCGCCAACAGGAGTACAAACATCGTTCTCCTTCGTCAATGGATACACTGCTGATTACTTAGATGTTTATCGTAATGGTGCGAAGTTAGTTCCAACAGCAGACTATACTGCAACAGATGGTGTCAACTTCTCATTGATTACTCCAGCACAAGCAGGAGATGATATAGAAGCAGTAGGATATAAAGTAACCTCAGTTAAGATTGTTGATGGATCACTGAATTCACTTACAGTTAGCGGCATTACTACTATTGTTGGTGCTACAAATCTAAATAGCACCTTAAATGTAACTGGAGTATCGTCATTAGGCACTGTAAGAATTGCTTCAGGTATCGTTACGGCATCATCGGGTATTGTTACTTATTATGGTGATGGTAGCAATTTAACTGGTCTTAGTGGAATAGGAACAGAGGTAACTGGGGCAAGTGGATTTAGTTACATAGATAAGTCTGGAAAAGTTGTTACTAGTAATATAGTGTTTGATAATACAAATTCGGGATCATCTAATTCATATATCTTACTAAAAGAAAATCAACTAACAATAGAAACTGGTTTTGGAGTTACTATTGGAACAGGAAAGCAATTGATTATTGATGCCTTAAACTTGCCATAGTCACTGGCATAAATAACATAAAAAGAAGTGTAAAAAATGTCTCAGTTAAATGTTGATATTATAACTAATAAACTGGGTACTGGTGCTCCGTCGTTTCCCAATGGGATTACTGTTACTGGAACTTTAACAGGAACTGCATCCACTGCACAAGGACTGACTGGAACTCCTAATATTACCGTTGGATCTGTAACTGGAACATCAGCTACCTTTAGTGGTAATGTATCTGTTGGTGGAACCTTAACATATGAAGACGTAACTAATATTGATTCTGTTGGATTAGTCACAGCAAGAACTGGTGTAAGAGTTACTGATGGTGGACTTATAGTAACTGGTGTTTCTACATTTAATAATGGTGTTGCAGTAACTGGTGTTTCTACATTTAATAATGGTGTTGCAGTAACTGGTGTTTCTACATTTAATAATGATGTAAGATTGCGTGGTGTAGTTGAAAATGTTTCAGCAGCAACTACTTATACTTCTGGTGGTGCTTTAGTTTTAGAATTAGATGTAAGAAATTCAACGACATATCGTTATACAATGGTTGGTGGAAACATCGGGATTGTTTCCTTTAAAAATATGCCTGCTGATACTGAGAATGGATCTACAGTAACAGTTTTATTCACTCAGCAGTCATCAACTCCATCTGGTGTAGGAAACACAACAGCAGCAACAGGTATTGGTACAAACTGCACTGTTATTCCTTTTGTTGGTGGATCTGCGATTGCAGGTATTTCCACAAGAGGATTGGTTGGTTCTGCAACAACTGTAACTCTATCAACAACTGCAAGTGATGTAGATTTTGTATCTTTCTATGTACATTACACTGGTGCAACTTCAAGTGCCGCATCAAGTTATAAAGTTTATGTCACCAAGAATGGTGGATTTAGACAAGGTATCGTAGGAGTTTGATAATATGGCACCTATTTTTACTGGCAGTAAGTTTGGTTTTGGTTCTAATACATCTGTTGCGTCACCAATTCTTACTGCAACTGGTGGAACAATTATAGATTCTGGTGGATATAGAATTCATGTTTTTACTTCTCCGGGTTCCTTTGTTGTTTCTGATGCAGGTTCAGGACTTGTAGAATATGTTGTTGTTGCTGGTGGTGGAGGATCTTCACCTACAGTAATTGGTGGCGGAGCTGGTGCCGGTGGTTTTAGAACTGGAACTAATTTTCCAATAACAGCAACCACTTATCCAATTACCATTGGTGGTGGTGGAGTAGGTTCACAGGGAAGTCCCTCCATTTTTTCAACAATAACCTCTGCTGGAGGAGGAGCAGGACCTCAAGGAAGTGGAAGTCCCGGAGGATCTGGTAGTGGAGCAGATTACAATAATGTCAATTCTTTTGGACTAGGAAACACTCCACCAACATCACCACCACAAGGAAATCCCGGAGGGACTGCTCTCGGCGGTAGTCCATTTTATGCTGGAGGTGGTGGCGGCGGGGCAGGTGCAGCAGGAAATCCTGGCACCGCCTTCCCCAATCCAGCCAAAGGTGGTGATGGATCTCCTGTAACTTGGATTCCAGCATCTTATGGAACTCCAGGACCTGCTCCTGGTAGATACTTTGCTGGAGGTGGAGGTGGAGCTACCTATAATAGTCCAAACGGACCCGGACCTGGTGGTGCCGGCGGTGGTGGCTTTGGTGGAACATATCCATCAAGTCCTGGAAGTAGTGGAGGTACTAACACCGGCGGTGGTGCCGGTGGCAACGTGGGGGCCCCAAACACCTTGGTGGGTGGTTCCGGAATCGTATTAATCAGATATCTAATATAAATAAAACAAAAAAACAATATGGCCCCACACTACGCAGAACTTAACGAAAATAATGAAGTTATCTATGTTGCCTACATGGACAACGAGATTATTACAGATGAAAATGAAAATGAAGTAGAGCAACTTGGTATAGATCATTTGCATCTTCATCACGGCGCTGATAGAAGATGGATAAGAACCTCATATGGTGGAAACTTTAGAGGCAAATATGCAGGTCTTGGAGATACTTATAGAGAAGATTTAGACCTCTTTATTTCTCCTCAACCTTATCTTTCTTGGACTTTGAATGAAACTACAGGACAGTGGGAAGCACCAGTTTCTTATCCTGAAGATGAAAATACTTATAGTTGGAATGAAGAAACTCAGACTTGGGATTTGATTGAACTTATAGGTTTACGCAACTCCATGGAGAAGAAGTGAAGACGAAGCAACAATAAATACCTACAAAGTAACCTATAAGAATGTCTAAAGCAAGTAATTTAGCAGGGTTCGCGGCAAGTATATCTTCAAATAATAATCTCAATGTAGGTGTTGTAACTGCTTCTAGTTTTGTTGGAAATCTTACAGGAACTGCTACTGGATTAAGCGGAAGTCCAAATCTAAATGTAGGTGTTGTAACTGCTTCTAGTTTGTATGGTGATGGTAGTAATATTTCAAATTTAAACATTCCATCAAGTTTCAATGAACTTGATGCAGCACTGTTTAACTAAATAAAAGAAAGTATAAAGATGTCTCTTAGAAGAACTAAACTATTAGGAATACAAGCAGTCACTGGTATCAACACTGTAGGTATCTTGACGGTTGGAGTTACTCAAACTGCAGGTGGCGTTGGTATTGCATCAACCACCTATCTTCGTGGTGTGATTATGCATAATACTGGTCTTGCAACTGCTACCTCATCACTTTATGTCTATCCAAATAATGTTTCAGTTTCTGGTGTAGGACAAACAGCATATAGACTAGCAAGAGTAGACCTTGCATCAAATGAAACATTCTTCTTTGAGATGAATTATCCTTTAGTTCTTGTACACGGTGATAAAGTAGTTGTAGAAATTACACCACCAGTATTATCGGTTGGTGGAGCAGGTATTGGTAGTGCCATTAACTATCAAATTCTTGGTGATACTGACATCTAAAAGAGGATAATACAATGGGAATTAGATCAACAAGAATTGGATCTCCATTTGCAGATGTTTTTGGAAGAACCAGGAATCAAGGAACAAATGCTGGAGCATTTGCAACTGGTGGAACAATTATAGATTCTGGTGGATATAGAATTCACGTCTTTACATCTCCGGGCTCTTTTACAGCAAATACAAATTTAAGTGTAGAATACGTTGTAGTTGCTGGCGGTGGTGGTGGAGGAGGCACAGGTGGCACGGCCACAGGCGGCGGCGGCGGCGGCGCTGGAGGTTTTAGAACAGGAACTAATTTTCTAATCAATTCAGGAACTTATCCAATTACTATAGGTGCTGGAGGTGGTGCCGGTGCAGGACAACTACCATCTCCATTTGTTGGTGGAGGAACACCTAGTACTAGAGGTGGATATGGATTCGATAGCATTTTTTCAACAATAACTTCCACTGGCGGCGGCGGCGGCGGCGTTGGAGGACCTCCGAGCGATCCAGCAGTTATTGGAAATTCCGGAGGATCTGGTGGGGGAAGTGGATATACATCAAATTCTGCAGGAGCAGGAAACACTCCACCAACATCACCACCACAAGGAAATCCTGGGGGATTTGCAGGTCCTGATCCAGGCGGTAGTGGTGGTGGTGGTGGCGCAGGTGCTTCAGGGGCAAATGGATCACCATCATATACAGGAGGCGCTGGTGGTATAGGTTCTCCAGTAACTTGGGTTCCAGCATCTTATGGAACTCCAGGACCTGCTCCAGGTAGATATTTTGCTGGTGGAGGTGGAGCAGGAAGAATTCAAACTTTTGGCCCTGCGGGTGCTGGTGGCGCCGGCGGCGGAGGGGGTGGCGGTGCAGTTCCAGAGTTTCCGGGAACACAAGGAACTACCAATACTGGTGGGGGTGGTGGTGGTGGTACTCGTTCATATCCTGCTCCAGATGCTGGATATCCTGGAGCACCCGGTGGTTCCGGAATCGTAATAATCAGATACTCACTATGATTAACATAATTAATAAATTTTTCTCAAAACCATACACACCTTGTATGGAATTGCAAAATATACTTGGTTGTTATATTTCAATTCATCATCCATCATCAGGATCAATTGAAGGATACAACCAGTTCTTTTATGAAAATAATTTTCTGGTTATAAGTCAATTAAAACCAGAACAAGATATTTCACAAATTCTTTCCTCTGTCTATTCTTTTGATATGAAAAATTCAAATATCAAAATCATCAGGGGAGAAAAGAAGATCTATCTACCAAATAAAACTTATATTACGATAGATAAAGATTCAATTTTTGGTTTTGATAGAAAGAAATTAAAAGTTTTCTATTGACATCTGAACAAAATCAAAATATAATTACTTTAATTATTCAATCGGAGGTTGAAATTGGCCTTTCAAAGCATTTGGTATTTTACAAATATTCCAAACAAAATCATAGACATTGTTGAAGAAGATCTTGCAGAAAATTTTGATATGCAACTACAAGATTCTAGAGTTGGTGAAGGTGATTATGGAACAGTAGATAAGGATAAAAGAAACGCAAAAAATGCCTGGGTTCCAACTAATCATTGGATCGCAGGATTTGTTTGGCACTATGTCCAGAGAGCAAATCGTGAGAATTTTCAATATGATCTCTCCAACATTGATGGCGAATCAATGCAATATACTGTTTATGGAGAAGGTGAGTTTTATGGGTGGCATAATGACCAAAGTCTTGCCACATATTATAAACCAGTATCTGAGGGGAATCGTGGTCACGGAGAAGCATTGTTTCAAGATTTTGTGAATAAAAACTGTGAGCAAGTTAGAAAACTTTCTTTTAGTTTGCTTCTGTCTGATCCTGATACTTATGAAGGTGGAAACTTACAACTCCTTGATGAAGCAGGAAAACCTTATATTGCACCAAGACAACGTGGAACTATGATTCTTTTTGATTCACGTACACAACACAGAGTTCAAAAAGTAACTAAAGGTGTTCGTAAGAGTCTTGTTGGATGGGTAACAGGTCCACGTTTCCGTTGAGGTGAATTATGGCAGAACAAATGGCACAACAAGATATTGACTGTCAAGAAAGACTCAATTCTGGAACATCACCTACAAACAATGAAGAGTTTGATAAGAACGGATACCTGGTCTTAAGAAATCTATGGGATCCGAAAGATCTTTATTCTGAACCACCAGCAATCAAAGGGCAATATAATTACTTTGGAAAGGTTGATAGGTTCAATCATTGTCCCGTAGAAAATCAAGTAGAGGGATCTACTTCAAGATACTACTGGCCTCCTTATAGGTTTGCCCACTCACAGATTCGTATGAAACTTGAGAAAGTAATTGGTAAGAAACTTTATAATACTTACTATTATGACAGGTTTTATAACCCTGGACAAGCACTTGCAAACCATGCAGATCGCCCTGCCTGTGAGATTTCAGTTACAGTTCATGTAGGTTCTAATATAAGTACACCTTGGCCCATCTGGATTAAGACACCAGATACTTATCTTGATGCTAATAAAACAATCATTGTATCAAGGGGTGAGAATCGTTCTGTGATTCTAAATCCTGGTGATGGTATGATCTACAAAGGATGTGAGAGGCCACATTGGAGAGATCCAATGCCTGGGGAATACCATAGAACTTGGTATGGTAAAAAAGTAGAGAAAGAAGATTTATATTATCATCAAATCTTTTTTCACTATGTTCTTGCTGATGGCAATAGAGCAAATCACGCATTTGATAGATGAAATAATTGAATAAATACATAAAAGTATCTCAGATATAATGTCTCAGACGAAATCGCAGTTATTATCTCCAGTTGGTATTTTAACCGCATCAGGTATTAATGTCTCTGGTGTAATAACTGCTACTAGTTTTTCTGGAGACGGAAGTGGGTTGACTGGGGTAAGTGGATTTTCAACTGCTCTGAGCAATACAAGTACAAGTCCATTAAGTAAAATATTTTATGCCGTTAATGATTTAATTATTAATGAGAACACTACAGTTGATGTTCCAGAGACAGGGATATTAAATTCTGATGGGTTTCGTGTTGCTTATACAAACTATGCTGATGTTGTTGTGTTAGATACTTACGATTTGACCATTTCTGATGGAGATGAACTCATATTAGATATATTCTCATTTACATAAGTTCTATAAATAAGTAAAAAGATCCTACAATAATGTCGAGAATAAGGGCTGATAAGATAGTCAATAGATTGGCCAGCGGTGCTCCACAACTTACATATGGTGCAGAGATTCCTGTTGGATATGGATTAACTGGTGCTGGTGGAATTAACATTACTGGTAATATAGTTGGCGCCGCGGCTACATTTACTAATTTAACTGTAAATGGCACTCAGACGATTATTAATACAACTAACTTAGAAATTACAGATCCACTGGTGGGTATTGGATCTGGAAATACCACAGATGCACAAGCAAATGGTGATGGTATTCAGATTTATGGAGCAACCAATAAAACTTTTACATATAATGATACGAAAAAAGCATTTGAATCAAATATTCCAATCGCTCCAAATGAAAGTAGATTTATTACAGGTGCAGAAAAGACTGTATTGGTTTCTGGAAATACTGCAACATTAACATATAACTCTTCAAGTGCTAACGTTGCAATCTGCACAAACGCAACTGGTAACATTACTTTGAGTGTCGTTGGTATCCCAACTTCAAGTGATTTTGACAATCACGCTATCACATTTACTGTGATAGCAACTTCAACGAGTGGTATTGCAAGAACTTGTACTGCTGTTAATCTGAATGGTGTTCCAGAAACAATCAAATGGGCTGGTGGATCTTTAAATGCTGCTATCTCAGGATTAACAACAACTTCTGGATATACAATCTATGGATTTACTGGAATTAATACTGTTGGTTCTGCAAGTACAACCGCAAACTATGAGGTCTTTGGTGTAGCAAGCGGAGGATTCTATTGATATGGCACCCATTTTAAGTAGACTTTCTTCTTTTGGTGGTGGTGGAATAGGCGGTCTAACTTTTGGGAAAAGACCTAGATCCGCTGGATCGGGAGTGGTTGCTACTGGAGGAACAATTATTGATTCTGATGGATTTAGAATTCACATCTTTACATCTCCAGGTTCTTTTGTAGTTTCTAGTGGTACGGGAACTGTTCAGTATCTTGTAGTTGCTGGAGGTGGTGGAGGAGGTGGTGATAATAGTGGTGGAGGAGGTGGAGGAGGTGTCATATCCGGAACATATACTGTCAGTAGTGGATCTTATCCACTTGTTATTGGATCTGGTGGTTCTGGTGGTGATGGATCAGCATCTTTTAATCCAACTCCTGGATCTAATACTACAGCTCTTGGTTTTACTGCAGGTGGAGGTGGTAGAGGAGGACGTTATAGTGCGTCTAATGGTGGAGGATTAGTTGGAGGAAATGGATCTGCAACAAATGGAAGTGGTGGTGGAGGAAGTTTTGACACTGCTGCTGGTTCTGGGAATGGAACAGGTGGTAATGGTAATGGACCTGGTGGTGGTGGAGGAGGAGGTGCTGGTGCTTCTGCTACCAATAGAAATGGTGGCGCTGGTATCTTAAATTCAATATTAGGCACTAATTATTACTGGGGAGGTGGAGGAGCAGGATCTGCAGGTTTTCCCAATACACAAGGGAATTCTAATGGCGGTATTGGTGGTGGAGGAGCAACAGTTGGAGGTACTCCTGGCGGATCAGCATTAAATGCAGGTGGAGTCGCCACTTCTAATGGTGGTGATCAGCGTACAAATGCTGCTGGAGGCATCAATACAGGAGGTGGAGGGGCAGGAATTGGTGATGCACTTGGGGGTCAAACAGGACATTTTGGTGGCAACGGTGGTTCTGGTATAGTAGCAATCAGATATCTACTTTAATAATTAATTCCCAACTTTTTAAAATGATTACTTCCGAAACATCTTATAAACTCGCAGAAATAATTAGAGATACTTGGCCTGGTCTTTACAGAAAACCCCAGGCACCTTATAATACTAAAAAGACCTCTAAAAATGAAGAAATACAATGAAGAATATTTTTCAGTAATTCAAACCAACACGGGTAGAAAGATTGCTGATTGTGGTGAAGAGGAAGATGCCCTTATGATGGTATCTTTTGATCCTCAGAATAGAACTTATACTCGCAATAAGTTCTTGATGGGACCAGTTGTTGATGTTGAGGTTCCAAAAGCATTACCAACTAATGAAATCGTTGATCTTGCTGGAAAATGGGATGATCCAATTCCAGAAGGTATTGATCCTTACAATCTAAGGGGAAGGCAACCAATGCCACCAGTTAGAAAACAATTACCAGAAGATCAACGAATTCCAGTTAACACTAAATAATTTTCAGTTTATAAAGAAATATGAGATTCACAGTTTATTCCAAAGATGGTTGTCCCTATTGCGTTAAAATTGAGGAAGTGCTAAGATTGGCTGGACTCGACCATAAGATCTACAAACTTGACGAAGATTTCACAAGACAAGAGTTTTTAGATCAGTTTGGTTATGGTTCAACTTTTCCTCAAGTTGTATTGAATGATCAAGAAAATCTTGGGGGATGTGTAGATACGATTCGCTACTTACAGGAGAATAAAGTTATCTAAATGGATAATACCTTTCACGAAGTTTATTTTGATGTTGAAAGAGCAATTGATTATGCCTTTAATGGTAAGTTTGTTCTTAATTTTTACGATTACTTAAAAACAAAAGGAGCAAAGAAAATTCAAGTAGAACAATTTATTGAAAGTGCTACTGCTGCAAACATCAGCAATGTTGTAATGGATCTTGATGATTATCTTGAAGGTGGATCTGATGAAATTCATAAACAACTTCGTGAAGCATACGGACACATTTCAAAACCACAAGCGAGAAAAATAAGGAATTATTTACATTCTATTCTAGAGGATGCCTGGAAATACAACTATGACAAACGACCAGGAAGAAGAAAAAAGGCAAATAAATAATAATGATTCCAAGATTCATATAAATCGTGGAATTGAATTGATGTTAAGACGTAGTAATAGGAGGGAGAAACCATCAGAACCAAAATCATTTCTAATACGTTTTGGTAAGATGTTGTCTCTCTTCAGACGAGAGATACATTTTCAATTTGAAATATTTTTTGATATTAAAAAGAAGTAACTCTCGGGAGAAAACTTATGTTAGCAGTAGCTCTCACTCTAGGAACATTGATATCAGTAGTGTTCTTTTTTGTTGGAGGGATGATAGGATGGACTCTTAAGCAATACTTGGTTGAACGAAATTATGCTGCTTATACACATCCCGAAATGTTTGACGAAAATGGGAATGTAATTCCTGATGAAATTTTAGCCGTGAGGTTTGAAAACGATTATGACTATGACGAAGACGACGAAGAGGAAAACGGTTAGTACACCGACCGAAACCTCCATTGAACTACCAACCAACCCCTTTGTTTTTGAGATCCTAGAACTTGCTTCATCTCAAAAAACTGCTGCGAAAAAAGTTGAAGTTCTCAAAAAGTATGAACACGATTCTCTGAAATCTATTTTCATTTGGAACTTTGATAGCACAGTGTTATCTCTTATACCTGAGGGGGAAGTTCCTTATGGAAATGCTGATGAGCAATCTGTTTACGCTGGAACGCTTTCAGAAAACCTTTCTAGAGAAGCATCTGGTGGGGAATCTGCTACTGGACAGGATCTAAACGCAAGAGGAAAAACTTCCCTGCGTAGAGAGTATCAAAATCTTTATCACTATGTTAAAGGTGGTAATGATAGTCTTTCTAAGATTCGTAGAGAAATGATGTTTATCAATCTCCTACAAGGTCTTCATCCTAAGGAAGCAGAAGTATTAATCTTTACAAAAGACAAAAGGTTAACGGATAAATACAAGATCACTTTTGAAAATGTAAAAGAGGCATACCCAGATATTAATTGGGGAGGTCGCTCGTGAGAGCGGTTGTAGAAAAGGAGGAAGTATTAGTGGAGTGGACTCAAGAAGAGAAGAAAAATCTTCCTCCTAGATATGGTTGCGAACTTTTGTTTGAACGAACCACTTTGAAGCAAATCAAAGATCCATCACTACCTAATGATGCATATCTTGTAGTTTATGAAGTTGATGGTAATGCATATATGGATCTTTGTAGGGGAACAAGAGTAAGAATTTTTGACCTTTATTATGATAAGTTCGGACCAGGATCAGTGAAGAAAATTGATTTTGGTTATGGAAGAACTAACCCAAAAATCTGGGGATATAAAGCACCTGATAAAAAGAAAAGAAAATGAGTGAAGGATTTCAAGATAATAAAGTAAAAGTTGGAGTTGAAATCTCAACTGATGAAGTTGAGAAACTCCTAAAGCAATATAAAAAAATTAAAAAATATATGAAGTCTCCTCTATATGCTGTAAAGACAATGGATGGAACTGAAAAATACGTGAGTGAACTATTAAAAGAAGCAGAGGAGAATGGGTGATCATTACTTACTAAACTTATTTGGATGTTCGTTTTCCCTTTTGGATAACGAACAATGCCTTATAGACTTACTAGAAAATGCAGCAGTAGCAAGTGGCGCCACTGTAGTTCAAACAATCTCAAAAAAGTTTGAACCTCAGGGTGTCACTGTTATTTGTCTATTATCCGAAAGTCATATTAGTATTCACACTTGGCCAGAAGAAGGTAAAGCAGCAGTGGATGTATATACTTGTGGAGATTGTAACCCTAAAATCGGATGCGATATTATAGTTCATCAACTTTGTGCGACTGATCATACACTAGATTATATTAAGAGATAAATTGTAACATAAGTTACAAAATAAGTTGCCTAACTATATTAACAGGTCTATAATGACCTTACGTTCATCTGGAATACCAGACGGAAGTAAGCCGACGCGGAACGGATCGTTCATTCGCTATTCGCAAATAGCGAACGCAAACGCCGACTGAAGGAACGCTCTTTAACCTAAAAAACTAAGGAGAACCCTAATGTCTAGAGTAGTTTATCGCGGTGTAGAGTATGATACTCAAAAGCGTCTTGAGTATCAACAGCAAATGATGCAACAACCCCAACAGCAAAATGAAGTCTATCGTGGCGTCAAGTTTGTAAAAGAGGGGCATAAGTGATGCAGAAACTTAATGCACTTCAACTCATTAAAGAGCAGAAGCAAAAAGAAGAGAGGCGTCGTAAAGCATCTCTTGCTACTCTGGTAGCAGCAAAATAAAACTCTGAGAGGTTGACACCTCTCTTTTTTTTGTCTATAATCACTATGTTGGGATTTGTGTAAATGGACGAAGAAAAACTAAAACTTATTGTAAAAAATCTTGAATCTTTGGTTGAGTGCTTAAAGACTGAAGTTTATTCAACTGGTAATACTCAACCCCAATACGAAGAAATTGCACCTTATCTATCCGATTACGACGAAGTATTTTATGACGATGATGCCGACTGAATTCGAGTTTATGAAACCAGAAGTAAAACTGATTAGTGTTACTCCTGATGCAGAAAAGCACATGGCATATTGTGCTCGCGTAAGTAACCCCGCGAATCAGGAGAATGAAAAGTTCTCTGGATTACTCAAGTATTGTATTGAACATCAACACTGGAGTATCTTTGAGCAAGCAACGATGAGCGTAGAGATCAATACGACTCGTGGCATTGCTGCTCAAATTTTGCGCCATAGAAGTTTTACATATCAAGAATTTTCACAACGATATGCTGATACGAATCTTCTGAATAAGACTATTCCTCTACCAGAACTTCGTAGGCAAGATACAAAGAACCGCCAGAACAGTATTGATGATCTTCCAGACTATTTGAAGTTAACATTGCTAGAGGACATTAGAGTTCATTTTGAGCAAGGTCTACGCCTCTATAACCGCCTTCTAGACAAAGGAGTGGCAAAAGAGTGTGCAAGGTTTGTATTGCCTCTAGCAACGCCCACACGCCTCTATATGACTGGTTCTGTAAGGTCCTGGATTACGTACATTGCTCTCCGCGAAAAAAATGGAACACAAAGAGAGCATATGGATATTGCCAAACTTTGTAAGGAAATATTCTGTGAACAGTTTCCAACGACTGCAGAAGCATTGGGTGGTGTTGAAATTGAATGGAAAATTTGATATAATGTAGTGAATACATAAATAAATGTAGTGTATTTACTACTATGAAACCAAATACATTTACAATAGGAGAAAAGTTTGATAGATGGGAAATTGTTAATGATTCACATACAACTCAATACTTTGGAAAGAACAATCGCCCAGTTAGATGCTACTTATGCAAATGTGATTGTGGAAAAGAGCAGTTAGTGAGAGGTGATTATCTCTTACAAGGTAGAAGTAAAAGTTGTGGTTGTTTGAGAGCAGATAAAGCAAGACAAGTTGGCATAAAACAAAAGACAAAAACTTCATATCACAATTTAATATACGGTGATTGTAAAAGGAGTGCTAAACATAGAAACAAGGAATGGAACTTAACAAAAGAACAACACTATGATATAATTTCCAAACCTTGTTTTTATTGTGGAAAAGAACCGATTATTAGAGAAAGTAAAGTTGGAATTCCTTTTCCGCATTGGGGAATTGATAGGCAAGATAATACAAAGGGATATATCTATCAAAATTGTGTTTCTTGTTGTCCAACTTGTAATTCTATGAAAATGGATTTGGATTTAGCATCTTTTATACAACACATAAACAAAATAATATCAAATTATTCTGCGGAGATAAAATGAAAAGTTGGTGCATTAAAGATCATTTGACTGGACATATATTCAAAATTCTTCTAAGCGAAGAAGATTTTCAAAACTTCCTTAAAGAAAATCCAGATATGGATGAATGTATTGATTGTGTAGAGTGCGATGATGCCCCTTCCATCACTATTGAATAAATACTCTCATATAAAATGGAGGTTAAATTTTGGCAACATATCCCGTAGTGAATAAACTCACTGGTGAACAAAAAGAAGTAACAATGTCTGTTACTGAATGGGACCAATGGAAGGAAGAAAATTCAGACTGGACAAGGGACTGGAGCGATCCATCCACTTGTCCTAGTGCTGGAGAACTTGGTGAGGTCTATGATCGTCTCAAAAAATCTCACCCAGGGTGGAATGATGTTCTTCACAAAGCATCAAAAACACCAGGATCAAAAGTAAAACCAATTTAATTTCATATGGCAAGAAGAAGAAAGTCTACCGAATTACAACCAATTGGGGTTGGAATGACTGCTAAACAAATGAAAAGAAAGAAACCGATTAGTTCGGAACTTCTTTTAGATATTGATCCATTAACTGATAATCAAGAAAAACTGTTTAGTGCTTATGATGCTGGAAAACATTTAGTTGCATATGGAGCTGCTGGTACAGGTAAAACATTTATCACACTCTATAATGCTCTGAAAGATGTTTTAGATGAACGCAGTCCTTATGAAAAGATTTACATTGTAAGATCCCTTGTTGCCACTCGTGAGATAGGTTTTCTTCCAGGAGATCACGAAGATAAATCATCTCTTTACCAGATTCCATATAAGAATATGGTAAAATATATGTTCCAAATGCCTGACGACGCATCGTTTGAAATGCTCTATGGAAACCTTAAAACTCAAGGCACGATTAGTTTTTGGAGCACTTCTTTTATTCGGGGAACTACTCTGGATAATGCTATCATTATCGTAGATGAATTCCAGAATCTTAACTTCCACGAACTAGATTCTATTATCACTCGTGTAGGTGAGAACTCTAAGATTATGTTCTGTGGTGATGCCACTCAATCAGATCTTATCAAGACCAATGAAAAGAATGGAATCATTGACTTTATGAGAATTCTTCGTATTATGCCATCGTTTGATGTAATTGAATTTGGAGTAGAGGATATTGTTCGTTCAGGACTAGTCAAAGAATACATTATTGCTAAAACACAACTCAATCCATAATATGTCTTTTAATCATTGTAATTTTCTAGGTGACATTGAATTAGAAAAGAAAGAAGCAAACGGCATCCGCTTGTACCATCTACCAAATGGCGAGTGGGTGCCTTCTATCACTTCAGTCACATCATTTTATAATCGCCAAATCTTTATTGATTGGAGGAAGCGTGTTGGAATTGAGGAAGCAAATAGAATCACCAAAAAAGCAACAACAAGAGGAACAGACTTTCACGAAGTGTGTCAAGACTATCTTGAAAATAAGGAGGTAAATTGGAATAATTACCAACCCTTAACAAAGTTTATGTTTTATCACGCTAAAAATGAACTTGACAAGATAAATAATATTCATGCAATTGAAAGAACTTTATATTCCGAATACTTTGGATTAGCGGGAAGAGTAGATTGTATCGCAGAGTATGAGGGTGAACTCGCAGTAATTGACTTTAAAACATCAGAAAAAATTAAACCTGAAAAGTGGATTGAGAATTATTTCGTCCAGGAGATGTTTTACGCATCCGCATATTATGAAATGACTCAAATCCCTATTACCAAATTGATCACCATTATGGTCACGCCAGGTGGTGAAGTGAAGGTATTTGACAAAAGGAACAAAAACGACTATATTAAATTACTAGTTCGTTATATAAAAGAATTTGTCACCAATAGTACAATTACAAATGCAGAATGAATTAGAAGAAGTTCTAAAATCAAAGTTTTT